AGCTCTTGAAAAAGGAGTTGAAGAAGGAGATTTTAAGTTTGTGCAAATGTTTTATAATTATTATGCAGGTAAACCAAAAGAAACAAAAGACATCTCAATAACATCAGAACAACCTTTATTTGATTTGTAAATGTTTCAAACAACAACTGCAATAAGAAAACTACACGCTCTTAAAAAGCGAAAAAAAATCATCCAAGGAGGAACATCCGCAGGAAAAACATTTGGCATAATACCAATTCTTATTGATAGGTGTATCAGAACTCCTATGCTTGAAACAAGTGTTGTATCTGAATCAATCCCACATTTAAGAAGGGGAGCAATGAAAGACTTTCTTAAAATAATGATTGAAACAAATAGGTTCAGAGATAACCAATGGAACAGATCATCATTAAAATATACTTTCACAAACGGTAGTTATATTGAATTCTTTTCAGTTGAACAACCAGATAAATTAAGAGGTGCAAGAAGGAGTGTGTTATATGTAAATGAAGCAAACAATGTACCTTTTGAAGCATATACACAATTATCAATAAGAACTTCTGGAGATATATGGATTGACTTTAATCCAACAGCAAACTTTTGGGCGCATAAAGAAGTAGTTGGTAATGATGATGCAGATTTTATAACACTTACTTATTTAGACAATGAAGCATTGCCAGAAACGATTGTAAAAGATATTGAAGCTGCAAGAGATAAAGCAAAGACATCAGAGTATTGGTCAAACTGGTGGAAGGTTTACGGACTTGGTCAAATAGGTTCTTTAGAAGGTGTTTGTATAAAAGAATGGAAAGAGATACAATTACCATCAGAAGCAAGATTATTGTGCTATGGTATGGACTTTGGTTATAGCAATGACCCAACTACATTAATAGGTTTATATAAATACAATGATGCTTATATATTTGATGAGGTTATCTATCAAAAGAAATTACTTAATTCAGATATATCAAAACTATTAAATGAAAACAATGTATCAGAAGTAATATATGCTGATTCAGCAGAACCTAAATCAATTGCAGAACTAAAAACATATAGGCACAAAATACTTCCTTGTACAAAAGGAAAGGATTCAATTGTATATGGAATAAACTTAATCAATCAAAACAAAATCTTTGTAACAAGTAGAAGCAAGAACTTAATAAAAGAACTGCAATCTTATACTTGGATGAAAGATAGAGAAGGGAATACCATAAATAAACCAATTCAAAATTTTGACCACTGTATTGATGCTTGTCGTTACGCTATTACATCACAATTAAAGAATCCAAACGCTGGTAAATACTTTATAAGATAATGGATAATTTACAAATGATTGCAATGGTAGAATGTTTTATACATCACAAAACAGGAAAAGAAATAAGGATTGCAAAACCAAATAAACCAAATCAATATTTACTTCTAGTAAAAGCATTTGAAAATTGTAAACACTTTTTTATAAAAAATTAACATTAAAGTATTATATAAGTATGAAGATTGAAATAAACGTTCCAACTAACTTAAATGAAATAACTTTAGAACAGTATCAAAAGTTTCTAAAGATAGCAGAAAACAATCCAGAAGGCAATTTTTTAAATGCTAAAATGATTGAAATATTTTGTGGAATACCTTTATCTGATAGCTACAAATTAAAAATGAGTAGTGTTACAGCAATAATAGATATTTTATCTGAATTACTTGCATCTAAACCAGACCACGTTGAAAGGTTTGAAATGAATGGAGTTGAATACGGTTTTATACCGGATTTAGATGATATGAGTTTAGGAGAATATATTGATCTAGATAACAATGCAAGTAAATGGGAACAGATGCACCTTGCAATGAATGTTTTATACAGACCAATTAAAACAAGTAAGCTAGGGAAATACAACATAGAAGATTATAATGTAAACAATCCAGAGGCAATGAAAGATATGCCCTTGGGTGCAGCTATTGGTAGCCTTTTTTTTTTCTACAATTTAGGAATGGAGTTGTCGAGGCATACGATACTTTATTCCAACAATCAAGCGGAGATGGAGGCTATTCAAGATCAGCTCAATTCGGAAGTAAATGGGGATGGTATCAATCAATTTATGCACTCGCTAACGGATGTATTGAACGATTTGAAGATATCACTAAATTAAATGTGCATCAATGTTTTACTTTTTTATCATTCACAAAAGAGAAATCAGAGATAGAGCAACAGCAAATAAAAAATAAGTTTTAAATGAAAGGTTTTTATCAAGTAACAGAAACAATAAAGAATCAATTGTTATCAGATGTAAATGTAAATACAGTTACAACTGGAGATATTACACGCATTGATTTAGCCAAGCAGACAATGTATCCTTTATCACATATCATTGTGAATAATGTTAGTAATGATGACAATGTATTGCGTTTTAGTTTATCTGTTTTAGCAATGGATGTTGTAGATGTTTCAAAAGAAGAAGTAGTAGATATTTTTGTAGGTAATAATAACGAGCAAGATATATTGAACACACAGCTAGTTGTATTAAATAAGTTGGTACAGGTTTTAAGAGGTGGAACATTATACCAAGACTTGTATCAGTTAGATGGTTCTCCAAACTTTGAACCTTTTTATGATAGGTTTGAAAACGAGGTTGCTGGATGGGCTTTAACTTTAGATGTATTGATTCCAAATGAGATTGATATATGTTAGATAATGTAGAGAAAGAATTAAGGAATTTTGCAAAGTATGTAGTAACAAAATCAAGAATGAATCTTAAAACTTCTGATAAAAATACTACTGGAGAATTGTCAAAAAGTTTAGATTCTGATGTAAAGGTTTCTAAAAATAGTTTTCAATTAACTTTCTCAATGGAAGATTATGGTGTGTTTCAAGACAAGGGAGTAAGAGGAAAAACATCAAGTACAAAAGCTCCAAACAGTCCATTTAGATTTGGATCTGGTACAGGTAAAAAAGGAGGTTTAACAGAGGGAATAAATAAGTGGGTTAAAAGAAGGCGTTTTCAGTTTAGAGATAAAAAAACAGGAAGGTTTATGAGTTATAATAGCACAGCTTTCTTGATTAGTAGAAGCATTTATAATAAAGGTATTGCGCCTAGTTTATTCTTTACCAAACCATTTGAGAAAGCTTTTAAGAATTTAGATAAAGATTTGATTGAAGCATATAAATTAGATGTAGAGCAATTAATAAAAACAACAGTAAACAATTAAGTAATGGCAAATGTATTATTAAGAAGTCCCTATTATATTTCTAAAGATATTGGATCAGATTTATCAGCTAAAATAGAAATCACAATAGATGGTACTTTAGCTTATACAATAGTAAAAAACAAACCTGCAAATAATAATGATTTTGTACTGTTTGAGATTTCAGAACTTGTAAGAGATTATATAGATATTAAATACAACGGAAGTATAACTGCATCAGATTTAAATGTTAATGTAAGTTATGTATTGTACAAATATACTCTTTCAAATGCTGGAGGAACACCAACCAATTTAGGCACTACAACTTTCTTTGGAATTGATGGATATGGTTATTTTGAAGAAGGTTCTAACTTAAATATTACTAAAGGGTATATGCAATCAAATGATATTATATACACTTTGTACGGAGAAGATTTAAGATTGCCAGTAGATAGAAACAATACAACATCTGTTACATATTTATACAAAGGTTCACAAACATTTACAAAAGCAATTACAACAAGCAGTACAGAAGTATTTGAATACATTGATGCAACTGATAGTTTTAAAGAAAGGGTTATTGAAGATAGTGGAACGTATGAAGAAAGTAGTTGTTTAGATTCTTTCTTACTTAACAATGATTTGTATTTAGTTGATGAAGTGGTATTAGAAACTGAAGGTGCTGAATTAATACCAAGTATAGATATATCAAGTAGCAGTTGGTTTACTGGTGGTACTACTCCTGCTAATACAGTAATAACGAGTGGTGAAACTTCTCCTATTGGAGATGCATCAGCATATAACGTAACAAGTCCTTCTAATAATAGTGGATATGTATCTACAACTGGAATTCAAGGAACAGATGGAGAAAAGGTTACTATATCTGTTTTTCTTAAAGGAACTGGAGATGTTCAAATAAAACTTCAAGAATTAGGGGGTGATTATACAAACTACTTTACCGAAACAATAACATTGACAAGTAATTGGGTTGAACACAAAGTTTCTGGGATTAAAGCAAGAGATGGGAATCCTTCGAGAATGGTTATAGTTGCAGATGGTTCAAGTGCTTTAGATGTTGATATTTGGCATCCTTCAGTAAGATTACCAGAAACTAAAATAGTAGATGTAATTACTTTAAACGAATGTAAATACGAACCAATAAAATTAACTTTTGTTAATCGTTTTGGAGCATTGCAAGATTTATGGTTCTTTAAAAAATCAATAGAAAAAGTAAATACTAAAAAAGAAACGTTTAATAGATTTACTATCAATTCACAAACTGGTGTTTATGATACTTCAATACACCAAAATCAAACCTTTAATGTAAACTCAAGTAAAAAGCTAACTATCAATACTGGTTATGTAGATGAAAGTTACAATGATTTGATGCAGGAGTTAATGCAATCAGAACAGATCTGGTTAGAATTAAATTCTGTTGTTACACCTGTAAATTTAGATACAAAAAGTTTGACATTTAAAACAAGTGTAAACGATAGACTAGTAGATTATACAGTAGATGTTTCTTATTCTTTTGATGCTATAAATAACATTCGATAAATGCAGAAGATACAATTATATATTGAAGGGCAAAGGCTAGATACTTTTACAGATGAAAGTGTAGTAATAACGCAATCAATAAAGAACGTAAAAGACATTGATAAAGTATTTACGGACTTTACAAAAACGTTTAGTTTACCAGCAAGTAAAACGAATAATAAAATATTTAAGCATTATTATAACTTTGATATTGTTGGGGGTTTTGATGCAAGGATTAGAAAACCTGCAAATATAGAATTAAACAACACACCATTTACAGAGGGGTTAATAAAACTTGAAGGAGTTGATTTAAAGGACAATAAACCTCATACATATAAGATTACATTCTTTGGTAATACTGTTACCTTAAAAGATATTTTAGGAGATGATAAATTAAGCGGTTTAAATAGTTTAACGAGTTTGAATCAAACGTATAATGCTACAAGTATAAAAGATTCTTTACAAGATGACCCTACTACAAATAACATTATTACACCATTAATTACGCACACACAAAGATTAAGTTTTGATTCTCATAGTTCAGCAAATGACCCTGGAAATATAGCTTATGACCAAGGACATCCTCACGGAGTTTTATATACAGATTTAAAGTATGCAATTCGTTTACATTCTATTATTGAAGCAATAGAAAGTAAATACCCTGCTATTTCTTTTAGTAATGATTTCTTTGTAAATACGAATGCACCTTATTATAATCTTTTTATGTGGTTGCATAGAAAGAAAGGAAGTGTTTTAGAAGAGGGTGCTTTAAGTCAAAGACTATTAACTGGTTTTTCTGATGATTCAGATAGTGGTACTTTTTCAACAATGTTAAACAATGCTTTATCATTATCTTACGTTCCAGAACCGAATCAAATTGCACCTCCAAGTTTTACAATAATTAAAGTTAAAACAACTACACTTGCAACAGTTCTTCATAGAATATCAATAAGAAAAAACGGTATTGAAGTTGCTAATAGTGGAGATATTACAACATCTGGAATTACTGAAACAATTGTACCTTTAGATAAAACCGAAGAAAATTCACTATATACAGTTTATATTGAAGGTAATCAAAATTTAATTTTTTCAAGTATTGATTTTGAAGTTCTTTATTATGAATATTTTGGGAATGTATCAAAAACTAAAACGTATACTATTTCAAATTATACTTATATACCGACTGATGAATTTGATATTACGCAACAAATACCAGATATAAAAGTAATTGATTTTTTAAGTGGGTTGTTTAAAATGTTTAATCTTACTGCATTTGTTGAAAGAAATCAAACAGAAGTAACAGTTAAAACTTTAGATAGTTTTTATTCTAATCCTTCTGATGATTCTCCTTATGATATAACTAAATATGTAGATGTAAGTAAAAGTCAAGTAAATGTAGCTTTACCATATCGTAAAATTAACTTTAAACACGAGGATACAAAAACATTTTTAGCTGCAAAACACACTCAACTATTTGGAGAAACTTGGGGAGAATCACAATATGATAGTGGGCAAAAATTAGATGGTAGTATCTACAATGTAAAGACACCATTTTCTCAAATGAAATATGAAAGATTTATAGATGAAAATACTTCTTTAAAAACAACTGTACAATGGGGTTGGTTTGTAGATGACAATCAAGAATCTTATATAGGAAAACCTTTGTTGTTTTATCCAATAAGAATAACAAGCGGAAATCAAATTGCTTTTCTGAATAACATTAATAGCCAAACACCTTTAACAACATACAACATTCCTTCAAATAGTGTTGCTTTATCATCTGCTACAAGTTCTTATAATATGAATTTTAACGCAGAGCAAAATGAATGGGGTGCTTTAGATGGAGATACTGGTTTTACTAATTCATTATTTGAAGCATATCACAAAAACTATATAACAAGTATATTCCAAGAATCAAATAGGATTACAAAAGTTACTGCTTATTTGCCATTGAGAATATTAAGAAATTACACTTTAGCAGATAGGTTTATAATAAACGGAAAGAGTTATAAAATAAACTCAATAAAAACTAATTTAAAAAATGGTAAGTCTGATTTAGAATTACTTAACGATTTAT